GTGGCAAAGCTCGATATCCGAGACGTCGCCGATCTTCTTGATCAGCGCCTCGCGTGGATCTTCAACGTGTAGCATTACCGCTGCCGGCATTCAGTCACCTTTTGCTGTCGAGAAATTCGTTCACTTCGTCGAACTGGTCCGCCGCCAGCTTGAGGCCCGCGATCTGGCCCTTGGTATGGCAATAGTCCGAGAAATCGTTGATTCCGCCGCCGAGCACCAGATTATCCGTCAACCGCTCGATCTCGCGATGGATCAGCGTTTCCAGCTTCATCTGGAATTCGGTGTTGATCGTGTGGATCACGCGGACATCGCCTTGAGTGCGCGCCAGAGAGATCGAAAGAAGCCGCGCGGCCGAGTAAGGTTTTTGATCGGCAGTTCGTACCCTGGAAAGTTACCAGACGTGTCCAAGGCAATGAGATCGCGCAAGCTGGTAGCTATCGTTGACTCTGTCACGCGCGATGCCCGTATTTTTCCACCTTCTCAAGCCGACCGAGACCCGAGCCCGCACCGGCTTCGTACGCGCGCCCCCCGGACTTGCGGCCCATCATCGGGGGTCCGCCCATGCCGGGCGGCATCATCGGGGGCGGCGCTCCTGGGGGCGGACCACCGGGAGGTGCGCCCATCGGGGACTGTATCGCGCCCATGGGAGGCTTCGGCGGCATTTGAGGAACGGCAGCAGCCCCGAGACCTGCGCCCGCATCGGGCTTCTGGGCGATGATGATGTTGACGCTCATCTTGCCGCTCTTGGTTCGGCCACCATCCTTGCGGGCGATCCTGCCGCCGCTATTCGTCCCGTCGAGCACGTCAACCCTGCCGCCACCCTTCTTGTGCATCCCGCGCAATGTCTCGGCGAGGTGCGCGCGCTTGGCGACCATCTTGTTCTTCGAGTGCTCGGCGTGTTCGAGCTTCTTCTCGGGAATGCGCTTGTCGTCAGCCACGTTCAGTTCGCGATGGAGCGCGCCGGGGTGCTTGATGGCGCCCTTGATCCAGTGGGCGTCGGCGCGACCGCCGTGTTTGCGCTCATCCCGCTTCAGCGCATCCTTCTTGACCTCACGCTTGATCAGCGCCTTGTCCTCGGCTTCGTCCGCGTGACCGCCATGCTTATAACCTCGATCCTCTACTCGCGCAGAAACACGCCCCCTCCCATCCCTATTGATTGAGTCGGAAAACGATTGAGCCTTTTCTTGCGAGTGAAACTCATGGGCCAAGGCGCGGGGACTGCCAGCGGGGTGCTTCGGGCTAATATACCGCGAAGTGTAGACGCCGTAGCGTTTCCCAGAACTTTCGCCGACGTTTCCGCCGCTTGCCAAGCCCGCCGCTTTTGCAACCTCCGAGTCGCCATTCTGGAACTGCATCCGCTGCGTGGGGACGAAACTGCCGCCATCCGCTCGCTTGGCACGTCCGCCGCGCTTCAGTCCGCCCGTGTGCTTCGTTCCGGGGCGCTCCTCGTTGGCCTCCTTCACATCGCGGTTGGTGTAGGCATCGGCGAGCGATGCGCCTCCGGACTTGCGGCGGGGCCGACGATCGGCGCGCTTGGCAGCATGTTCTCCGACAACCTTCCCGCCGCGCTTGAAGGCGCGCTTCGAAACCGGACGCTCGCCCGTCTGAACATCGGCGTCCAGCGGTTCGGCTTCCGACCACGAACTGCCGTCGACCTTGGCGTGCGGATCTCCGTTCGCCATGCGGTGAGCCTTCTCGCGGGAGGCTTCACGAGCGCGTTTCGCCATCTCAGACATGCAGGTTCTCCGAAGTCGGGAAAGAATACGCGATTTGCGGGGGTGCGCAAGTCATGGGCGATGCTTCCCCTTGAAGTTCGCGTGATAGTGCTTGCCCTTCGAATCGGCATCCATGAACGCCTGATGATCCCTCGGACTCACGCTGTCATGCGCGTAGGTCTTTCCGCCTTTGAAGCGGACGTGCATCACGGAACCGCCGGCATCATAGCCGATCGCCTCGACATTCGAGGATTTGACGGGAACCATTTCAGGAGGGTCACTCATCTTTCCCACCGCCCGGCTTGATGTCCCCATCGATCTCTTCCGCCTGATGCGCCGCCGAGCCCGCGATCCCCGGATCGGTCATGATCTCCTTGGCCAGGCTCATCACGGCGATGCGTTCGCGGCTATCGCGATCCCGGTCGCGGTTCTGATCCTCGATCATCGTGTCCTGGTGCTGAAGCCCGAGTTGTGCGCGCTTCGTCTCGGCGTCCATGAGCCGGGCGCGAGCGGTCATCTGGTCGACTTCCGGGTTCGCGTCGCCACCCAATCCCGGTTTCGGTGCAAAGCCACCCTGCTGCGCCTTGGCCTGCACTTCGGCCATGTGCGCCTGAGCGGTGAGCATGGACGCGTCGGCCTTCTTGGTGTCGTTCGCCGTCTTGGCCTGCGCCTCGACGAGTTCCGGCGGCGGCGCGGCCTGGGCTTCGGGGGGTGCGAAGAACTGCTGTGGATTGTCGTAGCCGATCGCCTGGATAGCGGCGGTGTCGATGGCGATCGGATCATACATCGACGGGTTGGCGGCTTGCAGCGTCTTGAGCGCCATGATCTTCATCAGGCGTTGGCTCTGAGAGGCGGTGTTCGGGTCGGCGCGCGGGGTCAGATCGCAGTTATCCAGCGCCTCCATGAACGTCTCGATGTCCCATTTCTTCTGCGAGCGGCACGCAGCGTTGACGAAGCTCTCCGGGTTCTCACGGAAGCACTCGACGATCAGCCGTAGTTCCTCGCACTGCGAAGCGTGCATCCGCTTGTGAACCGAGTTGAGCACCTTGGTCGACTGCTCGATGTTCGCCAGGGTCGTTCCCACTGGCGCATCGGAGCGGCCCTCCCCGACCTGCGCCTCTGATGTGCCGCCGATGCGCTGGCCAGTTTCGGAGATCGTCTCGGACAGCGCCATCAGCGGCGCCATGGCCTGGGCGTTGTACGGTAGCGGCATCACGGCCTGGCCGATCGGCTGGCCGCCCGTCTTGATTGGAGCCCCACCGCCGGGGGGGACGCGGAAGATGTTGGTGTTCTGCCGACCGCCGACGTCGGAATAAAGGAAGCCGGGGAAGTTGGCGAACATGCCCGAGTCGAGCAATTCCCGCCACGCGGCAGTGAGGGCGTTGGTCGAGTTGCCGAGGATGTGGAGCAGCCCGATATCGTAGAAGCCGAACCCCGGAACGAATGTGTATTTGACGAACCGCGTGCGCGCCTGGGGCAGCCTTTGCGTGTCCTTGCGATAGTTGCGCACGATGGCGAGGATTTCGCGCGAGGAGACGTCGATCGTCACGACGTAGGGGATTTCGAGCCCGGATGCGCGGCCTTTGTGCTTGTGCTCGAACCCGCTGATGTCCAGTTCGCAGTAGCACTCGTATATCTCGCGGTCCCGGTCATACGGGTTGGCGACGTCCGGCGAGACGCCCTGTTGCGCCTTCTTTTCCTCCTGAGCGGAATCGAGCGTGGCGGCGATCGGTGTCCCAAGATCGAGATCGCGGTAGACGCCGAGGATCTGGAGGCGCTTGACCACGGACGGGCGCAGGTTGGCGCGATGCGTGATGCGGCGGGCGTTCTTCAGGTCGGTGGCCGTATTGCTGACGATCAGGTCATCGGCGTCGATCGTCTCGCTCACCGGGCGATTGCGCAGCGGGCAGTTGTAGACCTTCTTGAAGCTAGTGCCGCCGAACCCGAGCATAAGCAGCATTCTGTCCGTGTCCGGATAATACTCCGAAGCCGTCACGGTCAAATAATGGTTCATGTCCATTTCGAACGTGTTGGCCAGCAGGTCCTCTTGCACGGGCGATCCGGGATCGTCGTTGCGGACCTTGCACGGCCCATCACTCGGGAGCATCTCGCTGCGGGCGTTGGCCTGGAACCGCAGGACGGCCTCCAGCAGCAACGGGTGGCGAATGCGCGACATGCCGTCGACCGGAGCGCTATCGGCCGCGCCGGAGAGGCCGGGAACCTCGACCTTGAGCCCCAGCAGCTTGATCCCGAGGGCGCGATCGTCGATCCAGTCGCGGCGGGATTCGATGTCGTCACCGATGCCGCGCAACAGTTCGTCGGCGATGCGGGACCGTTCAGCATCGTCGATCTTGTCGACGAGGTTGGAATACCAGCCGGTGTCGGTTTCGTCGCGCGCCTCGCTCAGCGGCTTGCCGTCAAGGGACACGACCAGCGAGCCGTCACCGCTTCGGATGCGCAGGACGTTGCCGCGCTCGTCGATGTCCGGCGTGTCGGCGCCCTCGTCGATCTCGACGGTGATGTCTTCGGTGTTGGCAGCCGCGAGACCGGACATGTCAGCCCCTTATCACACCGGATAAAGCGGCGCCATAGACCGCCCGGCGACCATCTTGGCGTCGGCGATCTCGTCGAGGCGTTCCTGGGCGCGGACCAGCAAGCCGAGGTCGCGGAGGTGCTTGAGCGCGCCTGAACACGTGTCCACCAAATCGTCGTGCTTGCCGTTGGGGAATTGCCCGACCTGCGTGATCACCATCTCCGCCCATGTCATGTCCGGCGCGTGGATCATGCCCTCGGCGAACAGGTGCTGAACCGAGTACAGCCGCGCCAGCTTGTCCTGCCGCCCGGGATCGTGGAGCTGAACGCCCCAATCCTCATGGGCGTAGAGCCGACGCAACTCCTGGGCGACCGAGTGACCCGCGCCCTTGTTCTCGATCATCAGCTTGTCCAGCTTCATCAGCTTGCCGGTCTTCGCCACCTTCTCGACGAGGTGGTGCAGTTCGAGCCGCTCCTGCCACGCATACATGAGCATGAGCTTCGGCGCGCCCTCATCATAGGCACGGTCGATGTAGATCGGGCGGCCATCGGGGCCGATCGTGCGCGCGGCCACGGCCTTTGGGTCGGTCGAAAATACGCCCCAGACCGTCATGGCGGAATAGTCGTTCTGCGTCTCCAGCGTGAAGGCGGTATCGAGGTAGGCTAGGATATAATCCATCGGCGGATATGCGCCGCCGTCCCAGAGTTTCCACCATTCGCGCTTGATGACGCCGCCGCCCTTGGGTTCCGGCCTTTGTTGGAGCTGACCGGCTGAGATGAATGGCCCCATGCTCTGCTCAAGAGCCGCAACTTCTGGTTCGCCGAATCGGTCGGGCCACAACAATTCGCCCTCGGTTCGGCGCGGATCTGTCCAGCCGATTGACGTCGTGCTCGCGCGATCCGCCTCGTAGCGCATGGGCAACATGAGGTGCGTCCACTCGCCGCGGTCCTTGCTGATGATGTGGCCGGTGAGATCGTCTTCGGCCAGGCGCTGCTGGATTACGATGTACGCGCCGGTTTTGGCGTCGTTGAGGCGCGTCGACATGGTTTGATCCCACCAGTCGATGGTTGTGCGGATCGTCGCTTCCGAGAACGCCTCATTGGCGGCATTTGGGTCGTCGGCGAGGATGATGTCGCCGCCCTCGCCTGTCGTCCGGCCGCCAATGGATGTGATCAGCCGCTCGCCACCCTGGTCATTGCGAAAGCGGGCGAGTGTGTTGCGATCCTGTAGCAGCCTGAACCGGTCGCCCCAATGCTTCTGATACCACGGGCTTTGGATCAGATGGCGGCAGTTGCCGCTGTCTCGCTCGCTCAGCGAGTAACCGTAGGACGAATGCAGGAACTTGACTTGCGGGCCACTCGTCGCCGTTCGGTCGGGCTGCGTCCAGCACCAAGCGGGAAAGGCAACGCTGACCAGGGACGACTTGCCACACCTCGGAGGCACGTTGATGATCAGCCGCTTGATGTCGCCATCAACCACGGCCTGAAGGTGCTCGGCGATCGCCTCGACGCACCATCCGTCCATCCACGGCGCCGGATCGATATGCCGCCAAGCCGCCCGCAGAAACAGGTACAGATTATCCTCGTACTCGACCCGATCCAGCGCCAGCAGTTGCGCGTGGGCATCGATCGGCTTGCCGTCGCCGAGGTCGATCAGCATTAGTCAGCTTTAAAACTAGCAATCGTGCTGTTAATGCGGGCAAGTAGAGACTGATTAATCGGCGTGCAATTCCGAACGGCCGTCCGCAATTCTTCCAACTCTTTTTGCGTTACTCTAAAAGAAATGGTCGAGCTGGATCGCCGAGGTTCCAACGTCAGCTTTTCAGCAGCGCGCTTGGCAATCCCAAACTGGCTCATTGTGCGGGTTCGCCCTTCGGCTTACCCACATTCCCAGCGAAATCACCGCTCGAATAGTTCCAGGCAAGATTGCTACGAATATGTTCCGAAAACAATTCGGCAAAATTGTCCGGCAGTTTCATGCACACCTTTTCGGCGCGTTCCTTCGCGCGCCGGCTCAATTCGGCTGTAATATGATTGACCGCCGCAGCGTGGAACGCGAGGTATTCCAGCAGGTTCTCGGGTGTCATGTTGGCAAGGGCCGGATCGGTGAGCATTTTAGGCGGCGCGCATCTCGCGCCACGCCTTCAAAATCTCGGTGTAGAGCCCGACCCACCAGTCGTCTTCGTTCCGGCGATGAAAATCCAAGATGATTTGAGCGTGGTCTGAGAGCGATCCTCCTGCCGGCATGAGGAGTTCAAACGCTCGGCGAACGGCGGCGTCAATTTTTCCCTCGCGCGACGGCATCACTTATCTTCCGGCTTGGCCACTTCCTCGCGAACCCGGCCAGTCGTCGGGTCAACCGCCGGATAGTCGGCCTTGGCGAGCATGTTTTGCACCTTGAATCCGCCTGCAATTGTTTTGGCGGCGATTATCTCCGGATCGGTGTCAAATGGCTCTTCTGGTTCGTGATCACCCATTGCTTCTTTCAGGTGCTCGATCCCAACCTTCACGGCCGCAACGATCACATCCGCCAGGCCGTGATGATCGCCGCCCTTGTCACGGATCGGCTTCACGGCTTCGTCGAGTTTGGTGTCGAGCTCGTCGGTCATGGTTGTTCGCCCTCAATCCGCGCCAGCAAAATCCCTCGTAGCACGTCGCGCTGGTCGTCGTCCAGATTACGCGGGTCGATGACGTGGCGGGTCGTTTGGTTGATTTCAAATTTCCCCGTGTGGTCCACATCCTTCCGGTCGCGCCAGTCTTCAGGGCGCCGGTTCTTCAACCAGAAGATTTGGGCCGTCGTATCTGGTGGCACATGCTCGATGTACGGAACAATGACCGGCTCGGTTGCTCCAGCGGGCATGAATATCTTCACGGCTGGATAAGAATAGCCGACCGCTCGATTGTATAGGCTCCGCTCCGCTCTGTCATCGGCGGGAGTCTTTGCTGTCTTTAAGGAGTGACAAAATTCGGGGTATTCGATTTTCCACCGATGCACGGTTCTGACGTCGACCGCGAACATTTGGGCGATTTCATCATCGGTGGCGCCTGCTTCCGCAGCGACCCTTGCCCTCTCCGGATGATCTGCGGAATAGCTCGTTGGTCGACCGACCGGGTTACCTGTAGGCTTCGTGACCATACCCTCAGCCGATACCCACTTCCCGCGCCACGTCAAGCCAAAGCATCAATCCTCCTCCCCCACCCATTCCCGATCCACCTCGTTCAGCGCCAGTTCCAGCGCGTCGGCAATCGCCGTCCATGACACGTCCTTTGCCCGCCACTCGGCGATCAGGCGCTTGAGGTCGTCGGCGGGGGTCATGGGCGCTTCAACCTCGCCCGAAGGCTGCGTGCTACGTCGAACAATCGCAGAATAATCCCACGTCCGGACTCGCTGTCGGTCGGAGTAATACATACCGCCCAATAGATCAGCACGGCCACGATCAACAAGCGGAACTCATCACGGAGTTCCTTTTGCGCGATCGTGATTAAGGAAATGATAGCCAGGAAGGCGCAGGTCGCTCCGATGATGCTGACGGCAACGCTCACCACTCGCTCCTCCGCGTATCCCGCCGCCGGACCAGCCTGAGCCGCTGGCATACGGCGATGAGTGCGGCGACCCCAACGGCCGACAACGCCCCGAGGATGCAGGCGAGGGTGTGGAGCGGGGTCATTTGAACATTCCGACGCGCCGACAGATTAACCGAATGTGAATCGGAATCGACCCATCTGATCGAAATGGTCCAACCCCAGA